ATCGGGCAGGACCTGGTGCATGCAGTAATGGAAAGCGGGCTTGCCACGGCGCTAATCGCGGAGCGCAGCCCGACACTGCGCAGCGATATTTTTACACAGATGATTCTGCTGGTTGAAGATGATGAACGCATTGTGCCGGGCACTGTGGATGTGACTGAAGAAAGTACAACTCGCCTGGTTATCACTGCTGATACATATGATTTTGGTCCGTTATCCGAGGGAGTGGATTATGGAAAAGCCGAAGGTTGATTTTGGAAAAGTCCTGCAGGATGCAGGGATGCCGGTCACAGAAGAAGCGGTGACGGCAGAATTTAACAGCCGGGTTAAAAGTGAAGGTTTTATTACTAACACGTCCCGGATGTCGCCATTCTGGCGTCTGGTCACTGCGTTAATCACAACGCCAGTGATGTGGATCATCAGCGCACTGATTAATGTGGTCATGACAAATATGTTTGTGGCCACAGCAACCGGGCCGCTTTTACGCCTGCTGGCGTGGGGGCTGAATGTTACCCCTAAGCCAGCCAGCGAAGCGCTGGGAGTGGTTCGTTTTACCAAGTCCTCTGCAAGCCAGGTTGTGACAGTTCCCGCCGGTACAGTCGTGCAGACTGAGCGTATTAATGGCGTTATCTATCAGCTCGCAGTCACAGCAAACACCATTATTCCCGCTAACGTAAGATCCGCGCTGATACCGGTACAGGCCACTGGCGCAGGGGCTGCGTGGAACCTTGCGCCCGGTTATTACCGTATCCTGCCCGTTGCCGTGTCGGGGATCGCCAGTGCGGTGAATGAAGATGACTGGCTGACGCAGCCGGGGGGCAATGACGAATCAGATGATGAGCTGCGCGAGCGCTGCCGCAACCAGTTCAATCTGGTAGGTAATTATCATACTGATGCTATCTACCGCAGCATGATTGCATCGGTGGCGGCATTATCAGTTGATCGCGTTTTCTTTGAGCATGATGCACCTCGCGGGCCCGGAACGGCAAACGCGTATCTGTTGCTCGACAGTGGGCAGACATCGGAACCCTTTATTGATGCGGTCAATGACTTCATTAATACCCAGGGCCATCATGGTCACGGCGATGATATGCAGTGTATGGCCATGCCGGAAACGAAGCACGATTTGACCGCAACAGTGTATGTCGTGAACCTGGCGAACCTCAGCGCTGAAGGTCAGGCAGCGCTTAAAGGCGATGTTGAAAGTTTAATTCGTTGTGCGTTTCGTGAAAATACTGCGTGGGATGTGGTGAAGACCTGGCCGTATTCACGCTTTTCATTTTCACAGCTGGGCCGTGAGTTACACGAAATGCTGGAAAGTGTTGATTCAGTTGAGTTCTCAATCAAAGACATCACCAGTCAGCTTGAAGTGCCGCGACTGAAGTCACTGAGCGTGGAGCTGAAAAATGCCTGATTTTTCCAGACTCAAACTGCCGTTCTGGATGGACAAAGGCGAGCTGGCAAAGTTGCTGGCTGGCTGTAAAAAATTCTGGCAGTGGGTATATGACTGGTTGCAGTGGCCATCAAAACAATTCGATCCGCTGGTCTGCCCTGAACCGTTGTTGGCTCTGCTGGCATGGGAACGCGATATCACTCGTTTTAATGGTGAACCGCTGGATTTATTCCGCAAACGTGTGGCCTACGCATGGATTAATGCGCGTGATGCCGGCAGCGTGGAAGGCTTTATTGCAATATTCCACCGCCTGGGCATTGGGTATGTGGAATTGCAGGAGCGGCAGGAGGGAAAAGACTGGGATGTCATTACTATCCGGGTAAGTGACGGCCAGATAGCCGCAAATGGCGCGTTATTACTGGAAATTATTCGCCAGTATGGTCGGACGTGCCGGCGATATGAATATGAGGTCATCACGATCAACGAACTGGATGTTCGTGGCGGGTGGTTTACCGGAGATTACGTGGTTTATACCGCGTCAAAATAAGACTTCAGGGAAGAAAATATGTCACAGACCGTTATCACAACCGCCTTTGAGGCGCTGAAAGCACAGCAGGCGGCGAGTAATACCCCTGTCATCCTGGACGGATTTGTATTCGCTAATGTTCCGGGGCTGAATATTGCCGACCCTATCGATCCAGCTGAAGCGATGCCCGGTGCCGCGCAGATTGTCCATCGTGCTGATGTTGCAAAAACGGGTGTCGTCAATGAAAACGCAGTGGTGTACTCCGTGACTCTGGGTGCAGACATTGGCGATTTCGAATTTAACTGGGTGGGGTTAATCAATAAAGCCAGCAACACGCTGGCGATGATTGTTCATGCGCCGGCACAACAGAAAGTAAAAAATGCGGCAGGTAAGCAGGGTAATGTGCTGACCCGCTCATTTTTGATGGAATATGACGGAGCTAAAAAAGAAACTCAAATCACCACGCCGGCGCAGACCTGGCAGATTGATTTTACCGCACGTCTGGCCGGGATGGATGAGCGAGTCCGGGTGGAAAATATCGATGTTTACGGCGCGGCTGCATTCCTGGGTAACGGATTTCTGGTAACGAAATCCGGGAATAATTACGCAGTGACTGCCGGTGTCGGTTATGTTGGGGGATTGCGCGGCAACCTTGCGGTCAGTAAAGCACTGACTGTGGCCGCAAAGCCGATGAAAGTCTGGGCAGACGTGAGCTGGACAGGGACGCTGACCAGCGTCTGGCAAACAGCTGTTGATATACAACTGAATGCAGCACTGGTTGATTACGTAAAAGACGGCACCTCGCATTATGTTTGCGCCATTGCGCAGATTAACGCTGACGGAACGGTCACGGATTTGCGCCCTAAAGGCCCGCTGTCACAGCAGCAGGCAAGCAGTGATTATTTGCGCAAAGATAAAAATCTGGCCGAGGTGGAAGATAAAGCAGCCGCACGTGGAAATATTGGCCTCAAAGGGGCTGCGGTTCTGGACGTGGGTGCTACGGCAGGAACAGTTGCGGCAGGTAACGACACGCGCATTGCGAACGCCCTGCAGAAGGGGAGTAACCTTTCTGAACTGACTGATAAATCTGCGGCCCGTAATAATCTCGGCCTAAAGGGTGCGGCGGTTCTGGATGTGGGTACTGCAGCAGGAACAGTAGCGGCAGGAAATGACCCACGCATTTTAAATGCGGTTCCCAACAGTGGTGGAAGCATTGACGGGCAGCTCATTATTAATAGCGACGCTTCAGGACTTACTTTAAAAACGAAATCAGCAAAATATTCTTGTTATATATTTTGTAAATACTACGATAATACTAATTATTGGTATGTTGGTGCAGGTTCTAATGATAAAACAGATGTCGCTTTTAATAACTATAAGGGAGGGAATAATAGTATTAGTTTGTTAGGAGATGGCGCGGTGTTAATTACCGCAACGAATGATAAAGATGTGAAAATTACCGGTCAGGTCATCCCTACAAAGTACGATAATTTTGATGCGAAATATCAGCCAAAAGGCAGCTACACCCCTGCGGGTGAGGCGTATACCAAAGCGCAGTCAGATACTGCTTATGCAGCAAAGACAAGCGTGTACACAAAAACAGAAAGTGACGGGCGCTATATTTTCGCGGATTCTGCAAGTTACGCCGGGTTTGTTTCCAATGACGCGACCAATCCGTATTTTCGGCACAAATCGACTAACGCCATAATTAACCTAGCCACCAGGTCATACACCTATTCTAAAGCGGAGGCTGACACCCGTTTTCAGCCTAAAGGAAGTTATACCCCGTCAGGTGAGGCGTATACCAAAGCCGAAAGTAATGGTCGCTATGTTACTCAGGTCAGGCTGGGAAGCGTGACAAGTGCAGGCCAGATCGGTAACAGTAATTTGAACTACGGGAATGGCATTGTTCTCACGGGTATCTATGGTTCTGCTAACTACACCATTAACCTGACTATCTATTATCGCGCCATTCAATATCTAATTAATGGTGTCTGGTATACAGCAACGTCGGCTTAGAGAAATATCATGATTATTTTGAATAAATTAACTGCCTATATTCCTGATGAAAAAAGCGCTGTGGCAGAACTCATTTCACTGGGCGTATCATTTTTGAAAGATGAAAGTGGTAAGGACTGGTATGAAGCACAAAAGGAATTTGATAAGGATAAATTGAAAATCGTTTATTCATATGACGGGATTATTCGCTCAGCGGATTATGATATTTCTGCGCTCTGGCCTGCAGATATGTCGATAGCTGAAATTGAGAGGGAAGCCGTCCCGGAGGGTTTCAGTATTAATGGCGAATGGTTTTTTGACGGTGAAAAAATCATCCCTGTACCAGTTGATCATCTTGCAACAGCGAAGCGGGAGAGGGTATACCGGCTGACTGAAGCGTCAGAGGCAATGGCCCCACTACAGGATGCCACTGACCTAGGCATTGCCACTGATACGGAAATCAGTTTGCTGGCAGAGTGGAAAAAATACCGTGTTCTATTGAGTCGGATTGATGTCACGCAGACTGACGGGATTGAATGGCCACAGCCGCCAGTTGCTGTCTGACAGACATGGACACTCCTGGTGTTCATCTTCTTCATCGTCAACAAACCAGACGCACCAGAAGTAACAAAATAACAAACTTATAACCAGTACCGCCGCACCCTTTAAAATGTATTGCATTATTTCGCCTCCAGCTTTGCGGGAAACGATACGGGCAATAACTATGTATAGGTAATGGGTATAAACGATCAATTCATGTGGCGAAGATATAAAAATGGAGTTTTATATGGCATGGATGCAGAAAGTATTGCGTATACCCCCACAGCTATCAGCTTTGTCCTGCAGTGTTATCCCGGCTCACCCCTGGGTGCCAGAACTGGGTCAACATACTAAAACAGGGGGGTATCTCAGCCCGCTAAATGCAGTCTCCTATCTGAGTAATAAGCTGATGGAAAAAGGGGCTGGAACGCACAACATCATCTTACTGCTTTGCGAAAATACGCCGGCAGAACTCCTTTCATCGCTTGATTCTGTTTCGTCCATTCTGCCCATGCCTGAGCTGAGGCAGGTGCGCCGGCTGGCGCAGTCATTCAGTGAGCTGGAGCAGGTAAAAATGCAGTTGCCTGATGTGGTTTCTGCTTTACCTGAACCGATTACCGTAGCGACTGAAACCACACGCCAGGCATTGAACGCAGCGCGTGTGGAGGCTGCGAAACTTGAGGCGGACGCAGCTGCCAGTGTGAGTTCGATAACCACCGGGCTGGCGGGTTTTCTTCAGGAGCGCACCGCAGCACTGGCCGACATCGCAAGCGCCATGACGGAGCTGCAGGGGAAAACGGCGAACGCGTGGTTTTTCAATATGAAGGGGCCGGCGCTGACAACGGCGGTGGAGCTGGTAAAAAATCTACCCCATCCGGATGCGGTACACACCGCCGCCATTCTTTTCACAGGAAGTGATTTGAGCGCACTGGAGGCAATGCTTGGCTAACATCATTCTGGCTCTCGATGGCGAGGCCATCATCATGAAAAACCTGCGTGTCACGCTGGGGATGCAATACCAGGATAAAGACCAGTCAGGACAGACATCGAGCACAACAAAAGCGGAACAGGGCATTAAAGCCAAAGAGCTGCAGGTAAGTGGTGTTATCCCGTTTACTGACGCGCCAACGCTGAAGCGTCTTTTTGCGAAGGCCAGCGCCACGACAGCCGGCGGCGCACTGGCAGTTTACCGTGTGGCCAATCTGACGGCCAACACGGTAGGCATTCGCCAGGTCACGTTTGCGGGCAAGTTAGATGTGCAGGAGCAGGACGGGAAAATGGCGTGGGGTGTCCAGTTCACTCTGCGTGAAAAGCACAGCGTTCCGGAAAAACGACAGGCGAGAAACGATTCCAGAAATGGTACTGCAGCGGTAAAACAATCAGCCGGCACAGGGGGAGCAGGTGACGCAGGCGGCAGCGCAGCGAAAGAAAGCGATCAGAAGCTGACATGGTTTGAAAGCAAGGTGCTGAAACCTGTCGATAGCGCACTCGGAAAAGTGGTGAATTAATGCGCCCGATAAAACGTCTTTATCTTTCCAGTGACGAAATCCCCCTGGCAGATGTCAATCTGGTACTGGAAATGTCATCAGGCGGTCGGGGTTTTATTACCGCCGTGACCAGTGATGATTACACCGGCAAACTGGTACGTCTCGACATTGGTTACCCCGATATGATGTATCGCTGGTTTACCGGGTATGTTGAGCGGTCGCAACCGGCAGAGAACGGCAGCGTAAAACTTTTTGTGCGGGAGCTGGCGGGTAAACTGGATAAGCAAATTCCCTGCTCATTCCAGCATCCAACGCTGCGCATCGTTACTGACTGGCTGGGAAGTCATACCGGCCTGACATTCACGTTGCCCGCAAACGCCGACTATACCGACCGACCAATTGCCCATTTCACTCACGCCGGCACTGGCTGGCAGCTGCTGGCCATACTGGGAAAATCATTCAGCATTCCGGATTATGTTTGGTATCAGTTACCAGATGGCGACATGTTCACCGGCAGTTATGCGCACAGCTTGCTGGCAAATAAGCCGGTCGATATTCCGCATGAGTTCAGCCAGGCATCAGCCGCAGGCGATACGATGACAATCCCGATGGTGCCAACACTGCGACCGGGAGCAATGGTGAATGGCCAGCGGGTAACGAAAATCGGGCTGATGAATGATGACATGATGCTGACATGGACACCGCTTGATGCCGCCGGTAATCCGCTGACAAAGCCCCTGATCCGCCGTCAGCTTGAGGCGGTATGTCCTGAAATTGCCGGTGGGCTGCATATTCCACGTGTTGCGCGGGTGATTGCGCATTCAGAGCCGGTGAGCAGTGGCAATATTGCTAACGAGTTTCGGCCACGTTATGCCGTGGATCTGCAGCTGCAGGATGCAGACGGCAACCCGGTAACGGATACCCCCGTTTATAAAGCGGTCCAGGTGCCGGTGCCTATGGCTGGCCATGACAGCGGCATGTTCCAGTTTCCTCCGGTCGGAACGCTGGTTGAGGTGGCTTTCATGGATGGCCGGCCCGATAAACCGTTTATCCGTCAGACGTTACCTGATGGCACAAGCCTGCCAAATGTGAAGCCCGGCGAGCAGCTGCAGCAGCAACGTGACGGAGTGGAAACGCGCGTCACTGTTGAAGGGCATATGCAGCGCACCACTGACCAGACCATCAGTGAAAACTCAATGCACCGCGAGGTGAAGGCCGACACTGAAAGTCGCACTATCACGCAGCGTGAAACGACCATTCATGCCGGCGACACAACCAAAGTTATGGGGCCAGCTAAACTGATGGCCGGTGCAATTCAGCAGGCCAGCACCGGTGATTACGCCATCGGCACCCAGGCCAACTATGTTGCACATGTGGCGCAGAACGCCACGACAGAAGTCGGGGGCAATCAGTCAACAAAAGTCACAGGTAACATCACGACTGAATGCGCGGCGCTGACTGAGAAGATTGCGGGTTTACGTAAGAGTGTTGCCGCCGGCGGGCAACAGGTGATGGGGCCAACTGTTCATATAGGTAGCGAATCAGTGAACGCTCTGCAGATGATGCTGGATACCATTGACCTGGTGCAGCAGTTGGCAACACTCTGCGCGGCGCATACGCATCCGAGTACGGGAGCGCCTACCAATGCCGGCAGTTTTACGACAGCAGCGTCAACTGCGACAACCACAAAGAATAAATACAAAGGCATGATTGCCTGA